CAGGTCGAGGGGTCAGAGCCTAACATCTGGATGAGATATTCCTTGTTCCCGCGCACCGCAACGTATTGGTTGCCGAGCACGGCGATTTGGTTCAGTGTCTCAGATGGGAATATCATGTAATTTGCAGCCGGATATCCTTCGTAGAACTCAATGTCGCTGTAATAAAGGGCGTTTCCAGAAACCATTAAGACTCGACCAGCCGTTTCAACCATATCGGTGCAGACCCCCGGAGGGTCTTCGTTGAAGTTGGTCTCGATGGTGGAAAGGTCCGTGTCCTTGAGATTGTACGTGTAGGTGGTCGTGGTGTTGTCCGCGATGTAGAAAACCATTGGATCGGTCATGGACCCGCCGACAACGGAGACCCTTCTTTGAACTGTCTGAGCGTCCGTATCGGGCGTTAGCCCGGATATCACGATGGACTGTCCGGCTACTTCCAGCGGTCCCGCGTAGTCGCTGTACGGGCCGTAATTGCCGAATGAGTTTTCATAGGCTACGGCGAAGTAGTAATTCCCGTAAGGGAAGCCGCCGCCGACGAGGTTTACCGAATCGACATTTATCGATCCAGCCGTGCTTCCGCACACGTATTTTATTCTCAGCGCCGTAATCGTTGACCAATCTCGATTGACCGTCGCGCCGGTCCTCAAGAACTCGCTTTGTGCGAACCGGAACTGCATCCAGACACCGGATGAGGTCGTTGTGGTCCGTTTGGTCATTTTGACCACGAGGACCTGATTAAAGTCGATTGGTTCATCCGATATGGAGAAGGTCTTGTAGGTTACAACGCTTTTGCTCTTTGTTTTTGACTTGGGAATCCCGACCGTGATTATTTCGGAATCCGCTGAATCGGATAGCCAGGTCGAGGTTTTACCGCTTGGGGTTACGAGACTTGAGTATCCGCCTGCCGTTACGTCAATGGTTCCCCCCGTAGCGTAAGTAACTGTTTTGGAGGCTACGCTACTTATGTTCACGTCTGCCTGATACCAGTCGGTTTTAAAATTGCCGGCCGCCGAGCAATCGAACATCAAGCTGATTGAGTTTACCGCGGTGAGGTCGGTTGCCAATATCCAGAACTCAACGTAGCCGGTCCCGAGGTCTCCCGCGGTTACAAACTTGCTGAGGTCCAGGGCTTCGGATTTGGTCATGGTGACGGTGCTTTTAGCACTTGCGGCCAAGTTGATGGAGCCGGTTCCGCTCCGGTAGTTGGTCACATCCAGGGTTATTGCCCCGGCTGCACCGCCCCCGGCTTTAACCCAACTGGTAATCGAATCACATTCTTCAATCGATTGAGTGGTTAGGGTCCCCGCGGTAAGCGTGGGCATCGGGGCCGTATTTAGGCCCCACTGCTCGGTAGCCGACCATCCGGGCATCCACTTCCTGACAAGGCTGGCGCTTGAGAAAACAACGTACTGATCGTTTATCGGCAAAACTTTAAACAGGCCCGTGAACGCTGCATCTATCAGGGTTGAGGTAAGAGGGTCGGCGGCAAGCGCCCCGGTTTCATCGGTAAGAATTGCTCCCGTTTCATCAATTATCCCGCCGCCGCCCCCGGTTGAAACTCGGAGTCCATCGGAATGAGTAGTGAAGAAATACTGAACGCCGGCGATATAGACACAGTGGGCATCCTCGATATCGGCGGAAAGAGTGCCTAGAAGAACGTCTGCACGCATGGGCCTGAGAACACCGGGCTCGGAGAAGTCTATCCCCAGGCACTCGCCCACGGACCCCGGCGGTACGTCAAGAGCTGCGTCTTTTAAGTCCATGCCCTTGTGTAAACTCTGTATAACCAAGTTCCCCATATTGTCTGGCCTCAGTATGCAAAGCAGCTAACGGCAACGGTATCGCCCGATGCCCAGGCATGAGAAGCTGCCGCCGTTGTAAATTCGCCTATGGTCGCCGTGGTCTGCGCCGATGCCGTCTGTCTGCACTGGAAAACAGTGCTGGAATAGGTAGATATATCGTTGCAGAAGCAGTTCCATCCGGTGGTCGCCGTGGGAAGCGTGATTACTCCTGTCGCTGCCGACCCACCAGTGCCCACATTCACAGTAAAGGACGCCGTGCCGTTGTTGTTGGAAATCGAAGGGTTTGTGCCGAATCCCGAGGCTATTGTTGGCGCCGTTGACGACAGGAGAACATGGCCGCCGTTTGGCACAATGTTCGCAAATGGAACAGCGGTTGACTCCACAGGGATGCCGGTTGCGCCCGTAGACATAACCGCATTATTTACCGGAGAGATGTATCCTGTGACCCCTGCGGAGCTCTGATACGGAATGGAGTTTACGACTGCACCGGCCAGGTTGAAATTAGCCTCCATCCAGGTCAAAACGCTGCTAAGCGTCATTTTGTAGACGGCGGAATTATAGACCGAGTAAAGATATGCCGCTGAAGTCGGGGATAGTGTGGGCTTATTTTGAAGCTGAAAATACGTCTGTGCGCGGCACGGGAACGCCAGGGCCAGAAGAAGCGCGACGGTTAAGAATGCTTTTTTGAGCATGACTGCCCTTTCTATGAAAAATAGTCGAAGAACTGAACTGCCGATTCCGATTGATCAGCAAACGGGCTCATCTCCCGGAACTCGGTCGCCAAATCCTCGAAGCGTTGCTTACCTTCGCCGGCTTTTGCCTGCTGAATGAGCCCCTTGTAGCTCGACCTGCCCAAGGTATAGACCGCCCATCCGACGATTGCGTCAATGTAGTCGGCGGGAATCTCGGGGACCATGCTCAGGTAATTGGCGCTGACCGGCATAGGCTTTCTGACAACATCCAGGATCATATTGTCGTGGAATGCCGTTATGTCTCCGACCGTCCCCATTGATTGAGTGCCGTCCGTTGAAAGGGTTGAAATCGTCCAGAGCACTCCCGCGGGAATGTCTATCGCCAGTCCCCAATCAGGCAGAGGAATTACTGCTGTATCGCTTGCGGCCCAATTCCCGCCCATCGCTGCCGCGATAGTGTCGTTTGATGCGTGCGTCGTTATGATCTCTGTGATAATTCCGGACAGAGACTGAGTGGCGTTGAAGATCGGAAGGCCAGCGGTTAGCCCCAAAGTCGTCAGGTCTGTTCCTGCCGAATCGATGAAGCCGGCGGTTGCACTCAAGGCCGTTCTCGATACCGCCCCCGGCCATGAAGTGCCGGGGTTGAAGGCAACACACCCGGAATTTGCAGCGTTGAAAGTCGTTCCGTCCGTTGACGGGAACATCGATATACCGAACTGAATCACCCCGCCCCGGTAGCTCGGGAAAAGATAATAGGCGGGGCTTCCAAGGGCGCCGCGAAAGTCGAGCACTTCATCTTGCAGCTCGCGGGCACTACCCTTGATGGTAAGTTCCTGGTAGCTCATCCGGTCGTCGCCGTAGTAGTAGCGGGCGCTGAGTATTTTTTGGCAAAAATCAGGCAGCCGATAGTGCTGGATATTGTTTTGGACCACTATCAAAATCGGCATGGTTAGGCACTCGGTCAGGAGCGTGAACCGGGATTGCCCGGCGTTTAGTGCCTGGATGATACTGGCCAGCGGGTATCTATTGTAATCCCCCAGGGCCACCCCGAGCCATGTTTGAACATCGTTCACACAGTCTTGCGTGGTCTTCGATACTGAATCGGACCTATAAAACGAATAACTCATCAGCCGAGCCTTTCGATGCAGAGCCGGATAAATTCATCAATCATTGTCGGTGTTTCCTTTTTGAGCCTTTGATAACCAGCGAGCATAAGCGGGATGGTTTCTCTTGCATGGGCTATCGACTTTTTATCGAAGCCCGTTGTTGACCCGTGTATTTCCCCCACCATCGCGCCGGGGACTTTTTTTAGCTGATCGGACAGAACATAGACCGTGGGGCATCCGCAAAAAGCCGCTTCCATCCCCACCATTGATTCTTCGTATAGAATCAGGTACTCGCTCGACCTGAAGATTTCGGCCAAGGCCGCCTTGTCCCCTCGTGTTATCTTGGAAAGATCGGTTGAGCCTTTGACGTGATCGGGTGCAACCCGGCCTTTGTATTTATTGATATAGATGCATCGACCGGAGCGAGGCAGATTTGAGTCGTAAAAGATTCCCTCATCCACCATCGGCATCCAGAGTTGCCGACAATCCTTGCCTAAAACCTTGTACTGAGGCTCGAAGGCAAAAAACACATCACTCTTGTCTACCTCGAAATGGGGTTGAACGTTTAGCAGCCACCTTGCAACCACATCGCCTTGCCAGATGTTTCCCTTAACGGATTCGGGATAGACCACGATCTTTTTCATTTGCGATAGGTCGTATGCCGCGAAACCATCAGCAAGATACGGCGTCTTAAGCTTCAGGTTTCGTGTCCCCTGCGGGATGAACGCCAGATATCCCCGTTCGTTTATCTCGTGGCAGAGTTGATGGAGTGACCTTACCCCAGCCGAATGTGGCTTCCATCCTGGAGTGCAGATATAGAAATAGAAATCCTTCATACTGCCGTCTCCAGTGCACTTTGCCGGTCGTATTCGACGATGAGCCTATCGCAAAGATCGACCGATGTATTGCAGGCCATGTATTCGGACAGCTTCTCGCCCGCCAGCTTTTTGAAATCAGAGTATTCCTTAAACTTCCTCATCTTGATTTGCAGAAGCGCCTCTCGTTTGTTCTCAAGGTCTTGGCGCGTCATATTTGTACCCCAGTGAAAGAAGGGTCGTCTAAATGCTTCCCGATCCTGGATGCTATCCACTGCATAATCACTGGCTCGGACGGGTCTCGGGTTATTCCATCCTCGACGCAATAACTGATCGGCAAGTGCGTTACCGTAATCTTTCCGTCGGATTCCCAAGACCGGGCAAGAACTCCGAAGTTTTCCTGATCGGCCGCACAGTTATCCGGGAACTCTTCGTTTAGCCTTCGCCATTCAGCGATAAAAAGGCGTGATGCCTCGTTGTTTTTGAAGTAGACCATCGAGGCTATGCCGTAGCCGTTCTCGTTTTCAACGAAGGCAAGATCGGTTGTGATGTTGTCCAGGAGTTCCGGGTACTGTTCGATCTCCCCGTCCGCGTCGATCCAACAAATGTTTCTGTCGGGAAACCTGCCGAGCATTCCGAGAATGAAATACGCTTTGCGGAAACAGCAATCATTCCAGGTGCCGGGCCTTTCGTGAGTTTGGACGCATCTATCGAGCGCAAAGTATTCCAGACTCTTTACGAGTCTATCCGACTGCCATGAGTAGAACTCGTCGGGCGTGTGCCAGGACACAAAGAGGGGCATCATGCGATCTCCATTTGGGGTTTGCCGAAAACCTCATCATAGGTTTTTGCAACCCGTCCCTCGTGGTCTACCCATGCCACCCCTGCGACGGCACACATCATCCGCTCCACGGCTATCGCAACACCATGTTGATGCTTGTACGGCGAATCGACCATATCCCCCGGTTGACCAGGGTCGTCCTCGTGGGCCTTGTCGTAGGCGTCTATCTCATCAATAGAGATTCCAGCCATTTCGAGAAGCGTTTCTTCGACAAGTTCATGAATCAAAACCAACCGATTGGTGAACTCGTTGCCAGTGTCCAAGATTTCAAACCGAAGTGTTCCGTTGGGTTTAATGAAATAATCGCCGACCGTGGCATACCGCATCTTGGCGGGGTAGGATATTTCAATTAGTCTCGGCATATTGGCGCTCCCCACATATCTTCCGTCCATCCGCTCAAGGATTTCACTTTCCCCCCAAAGAACCGGCTAAACCTCATCCATTCCTCTTGCATTGTTTCCGCTGTGATTTGCCCGACCGCGCCGGTTATTTTCGGATCGTTCGATACCGGAATCCCGGCCAGCACGATTGAGTCAAAGCCCATGAGAAGGGAAATGATGACTGCGGATAGTCCGCTCGTGCCGCCGTCTGCGTGCAAGGGCCAAATTACTTCCGGCCACCCGCCTGCCCGGTGTGTGCTCATCGGTATCGGGTTATCCTTCCTCGCCTTGCACCAAAACCAAAGTTTGGGGGGGTGAAGCGAGGCGGCATAGTCGAGCTTGCCCTTGTACGCCGGGATAGCGTCGTTTACCGCCATGCGCTCCCCGTTGTGTTTCTTGTCGTACCGTTTCAGGTCATCGGGCAGGCACTTAGCACTGCCCATAATGAGAAGTGCCTTACCGGCCCCCGACCCGATCAAATCGGGCAGGGGACCAGTAGGAGCGCAGTATCGGATTAAGTCCTCCATCATGTTTGCAATCCCATGTTGTCTGTGCTATAAAAGAACGAGCCACAGGACGTTAGCGGCGTCTCTGCGGCTCTAATCCAATCATTTGCTAACAAGGAGCAAACTTCATGGACTTTCCCAAAGATACCACGAACGTCGAGATTCCTAAAGGCCTTTGTCAATGTGGGTGTGGAGAGAAAACCACAGTAGTTTGCGGCGTCCCCCGAAAGTTCATCCATAACCATCATTGTTTTGGAGAAAACAACTCGTCCTGGAATAACGGGCGGACCGTCAGCAATGGTTATGTCCTCATCAAACAACCAGATCACCCCAAGGCCAATATCAACGGTTTTGTGCATGAGCACATCATTATGGCTGAAAAAGCCTTGGGCAAACCACTTCCACCAAAAGCGCAAGTACATCATCACGGTCCGAAGGCGAACCAATGCTTGGTGATATGCCAGGACACCGCCTACCACCAATTGATTGAGAAGCGCACTCGCGCCTACAACGCCTGCGGAAATGCTAACTGGCTGAAGTGTGTCCATTGCAAAAAATATGATGAACCTCATAAGCTGGTTGTCCATGGCCGCCATATTGCCCACGCTGAATGTGACAGAAATTATGGCCGAGCTTTTCGAGAAAAATCAAAAGCCTAGTCTATGCCTACGACCACAAGCGTGTGCAACAAGTTGCTGGTTGGGGCGGCCCCATAAGTAAGAACGGCACCCGACCATGAAAGCTGGGGGTTGTATCCCGCCGTTTCTGTCTGGTTACCGACGAAGGCGCCTTCAATCTTGCCGAGCCGCGCCTGGAGGGTTGTCCCGCTACCGTCGCCCTTGACGGTCATTATTTCCGCCCTCTTGTTCCCCCAGGTGGTGAAGCTCCGGTTGGTTATGTTTGCCGCTGGAATTGCAGCCATTTTACATCACCTTCCTTTCAGTCAGATCCGACTGCAAAGATTGTATGTTTCTTTGTTGAAGCGGGCGCCACAGCGTAGGTCAGCGTATTGCCGCTCCAACTAAGCTGAGCGTTCCATCCTGCATTTTCCGTCTGATTTCCGGCCCAAGCCGCCTCTATCTTGCCGAGGGGAAAGGCGAGGGTCGCCGTGCCAGCCAGGTCGCCCGTGATCGTGGCAAAGCAAACCCTCTTATTGCCCCATGAACAGAAGTGAAAGTGGGTCGGAGATATTGTAAGAGCCATACCTCACCGCCCTTTCTACTTCAGGAAGGTTGTCAGGTCGGGAAGACGCCTGGTCCTGAACCAGAAGAAACCCACAAAAGACGCGCTGGTTGTGGCGCAAGTATAGGTCATGGTCTTGTACGTTCCGTCCCCGATGAAGTTCTGAAAGACAGGGATCGCATTGTGCTCTGCGGTATTCGCGCCGTCCTGACCCTTTTTGAACGCATACCCGAGGGTATTCGCGGACAGATACGCGGCGTTGGTTCCCTGTGAGACTGTGAACGCAGGCCGTACCCATCCGGCCGTTGCGATGGAAGCCCCGTAGACGAAACAATACGGTCCGTAAGTGGCATACTCGGACGAGAGGATACCGATGTTAATGGTTTTCGCCCCGGTTCCCTCAACGGTCTGAACGAAGACGTAGCAGGACTGCCAATCAATTTCCTGGTACTTCTCGATCACGTACCCCTTGCCGGCGACTGCGGCGTTCCCATCGAAGGTGGTCTCAACATTGCTGTTGAAACTCATCGGCAGGCATTCATATTGCCATTCGGCGGCCATGTTTGTTGCAAGTCCAATAGTCATTTTTTATATTCCTTCCTTTCTAAGTACTTGTTTGTTTTGCATTACAGGGAGGTTTGTGGTATAAAAGAACGAGCCGGAAAGATGCGCTAACATCAAACCGGCTCTAACCAATTTATCTACTGAAAAGGAGTAGACAGCATGGCTGAGCCCAAAGATACCACGAACATTCCTGAGATTCCATACGGTTTTTGTCATTGTGGATGCGGGCAGAAAGCGCCACTCGCGCCGATTACGAACAATGGCGGACGGCACAGCCAAACAAAGGGCGACCCCTTGCGGTTCTGCTCCGGCCATCAGGCTAGAGGGAAGTGCAACTCGTCCTACAATGGCGGCAAAAGCGTCGTCAGGGGTTATACTGTAACCATGCGCCCCGGTACTCATGCCGGGTACGATTACGAACATCGGCTTATTGCCGAAAAAGCACTTGGCCGCCCACTGAAGCCGCCGGAAGAGGTTCATCACCATGGCCCTAAGAAAGACCAGTGTTTGGTAATTTGCCAGGATCATGCGTACCACATGCTTCTCCACCAAAGACAACGCGCCCTTGAAGCGTGCGGTAATGCCGACTACCGCAAATGCTGGATATGCAAAACGTGGCATGACTCCGCCGACATGGAACGCATTGGAGACGGATATCAACATGTAGAATGCCGCATTACTCGGTACCATCGATTACATCCTAATAGCGCCTATCGATCTAGGCGTAAGCATCAGGAAAGACTTGAATAAAAGCCATGTGCATTTCTGCGCTTACACAAAAGTTGCCCTACCCAGATGAGCTGTGTCGTGTAGACGTACTGATCCACCGGGCGCATCCACGGTTCTCTTACGAAAAAGAAGTCCTTGTGCGACTTCATATCGAGCAGGTTTTCGTTGAGGAAATACAGGTACCCCGATGGGCAGAGGTAATCGGATACGAGCGGGATGCCGTTGATGACGAGGTTTTGGAAACCTACTTCGGCAAGCTCGGCCTCTTCGTATCTCTGGTTGACCTGGGTTTGTCCTTCGACAACATCGAAAAGGGTCCGCGTGGTGATCATGATGGTCGGTTTGTCTTCGATGCCGTCGCCCACCTGGCAGGAAGTTCTACCCGCACGCATGATCGCATAGGACAAAGCGTAGCCGGTCGTGTTGGCAACGCCGGTCGTCCATTCGGCGATATCGGAGGATGATATCTGACCGTATGAGGTTGTCGACGAACTCATCATGGCCGGAAGTCCGAGCATCCCGCGCCCGGTCGGTTGCTGGGTAGAGTTGTTGTAAAAATCGACCGCAATGCTCTGACGAATCTTTTTCTGTGCGTTTGTGAGTTTTGCCGCAACAATATCGACCTGAGCGGCGCTTCCTGCGTTTCGGACCTTATCGTCGATATCGAAGGTAACGGGTTCGTAGTAGTAGGCAGGTGCAAAGCGAGCGGCGTTCAGTTCCTCACGCTTCGAGGTATCGAACTTGCTTTGCGCGTTGAACGATCCGCCTACAGGTTGGCCGTACTGAATCACCACGCGGAGGTAGTCGCCGCCGCTCCACTTGCGCCCTTTTTTTAGCAGCCGGTACATAAGGGCGTTGCCCTTAAAGTACTGATCGTGCGCACCGGGCTCCCAATAATCCTGGGTGAGAGCATTGATTTCATTGAGATTCAAACTCATTTCTTTGTCCTTTCAGTGACTTAGGTTAGTTCTGCTCGGTCTCTAAAAGGACTCTGAAATGTTGCCGTTTTGGTGTTAGTCGAGACTTCCACCTCTCATCGCTTTAAGTGCGGCCTTCATTGCTTCCGCCGCGTCTTCGCTGTTACTGAAATTCTGCACCTTGCCGCTTCCGCCGCCAGTGGAGGCCCTTGCCGTTCCGCCGCCCTGAAGCAGTCGAATCCCGCCCCGAGCCTTCATGGTCTGGAGCGTTTCCTTTTCGCCGGCCTGCTTGCCCTTCGCGCCAGCCGTGGCGATCTGGGCCTTGAGGTCTGCAATTTCCTTCTGGTGCGTTACCGTTGCCCGATCCGCCTTGAAGGCGAGATATGCCTGTACGCCGTCAGCATAAAAGGGGTTGCGAGCCCTGAAAGTGGCGAACTCACCCGCCAGTGCTCCGTTAATTGCTTCGGGCGCGTCCGGGTGTGCGGCGAGAAACTGTGAATCCCGCTGCTGTTCGCTCAATGTGGTTGACGTGGCTGATTGTGCCCGGATTTCGGCAAACTGTCCTATTGCATCGAGCAGGGTCGGGATTGCGTCCATGTCCCCGTTTGCAAACCTGGTAAGAGCGTCTTGCGCCTGGTCCCTGATGCCGGTTATCGGGTCTTGCTGAGCCTGAACCGGAGCGGGAGCGGGCTGGTACACAGGTTGCGGCGCCGGCTGATTCGCCTTTGCGCTCAGTTCGGCAATCTGTTTTTGAAGGTCCAGATTCTCGCTGATCCGGTCCATGACCTCTTGACCGGTGAGCGTAACTTCGTTTCCATCGTCGCCCGTTATGGCCATGTAGGGTTGCGATAAGTCAAGTTCGGTCTCTTGCGGCTGACTTTCGGACTCATCGTTTAGGGTGCCGTCGTCGTTCTGTTCAAAATCGTCCTGGGTGCCGTTATCAAGTTCCATTGCCTAAGTTCCTTTCCGGTGTTTGAGAAGTAAAAAACCGGCTCAGATTTTCTGTGTCTGGCCGGTCTCTAGTGGACTCTGCTGATTGTCTAACTATTGAATGCCGTCACTCCATCACGAAATAATTGTCCGTCTTGCATCGGGGACACCTGACCTTCTGTGGTCCCGTCGGATCTCCCTCAAAAAAGAGTTTCCCGCACCGTGGATTAAGACATCGGCATTCGATCTGCGGGACTTCCGATGAACATTCGGGAAGCCCGTATCTCACTTTGGGGAGATTTAGCCGGTGCAACGTGGCGTGCGGGTGAGTTCCCATTACACTTCGGTCCTATTGTATTGTCCCGGTTTCTCTCTAATGCCCTTGGTGGCAAGGTAGTCGTTAAACTCCTTGCGGGTCTTCATGACGTTGCCCTGGTATAACCCGTTGCCCTTTGTGCCCTCGTAGTGCTCCTGTGATACCGTTTTTGCGTGTTCGTCGAGCCACGAGCAATCTTCGAGCAGCCCGCGTATCGGGTGATTGTCGAACTTGCCCGAAACAATGATGTATTTGGCCTTCCCGCCGCACTTTTCGCAGGGAAGCGTATCGGGGCGGGACCGCCAGGAGGTGAAAACGGTTTCCTCGTGGGCGCCGCATGTGTCGCATTGGAAAACGAAGATGCCCATCAGTAATACTCCACATCAAATATCGTATTGCTTTCGCTAAGATCGACTACTAACGGTTCGGTCCGTTCTAGATATTTGCCGGGTCTTACTTTTGTGCGAAGCATCCAAACAAATTCCCCTTCCGAATCAGCACAAACAACCTTGGCCATGCTCCACGCGATTCCGAATAAATTATAATTGATATAGAGCACATCCGGAAATCCGGCTTGCGTTATGATTCTTCTGAGGTCACTCCACGTCAACGGGACTGCGTTTTCCATCACCTAGCCCTCCCGTCGTTCATGACATCCATTGCCGCTGCGCCAAGGCCTACTGGTTCGATTAGGGGTTTGTCTTTTTTCTTCCGTGCCTGATGGAGGTTGTTCATGGCCGCAAGAAGCATATCCATAGCCAAGTCGAGGTTATCCGGAATGCCGATTTGAAGCGTGCGGTTAGAAAGTGCGTGAATCACTACTTCGGCTTCGATTGTCGGTGCTGGGATTTTGGGTTGATTGCTCACTGTTGTGCTCCTTGTGGCATCGCTTGAGGTTGTCCTTGTGGCTGCCCCTGCCCGCCGCCTGCGAGCATCATCGGGCCTCCCTGTTTAAAGATTTTATCTGCGCTTGCACTTACTTCTTCGGGTATCCCCGCCTTCATCATGGCCGCTAAGGTCTGGTTCGCCGGTTTTACCTGTGGGAATAGCCGCTCAAATTCTTTTTCCGGCATGGCGATTATCTTTATCAAAGCGTCCAACAACTCCGGCTTGAGCTCCACTTGCATACCGGAGTTAAACATCCCGGTTTTCTGTAGCCTTTGAGCCGCCTGCATGAGAGGACCGCGTGCCTTCCTTGCAAGTATCTGGTCGCGGTTCGGCACGTTGAAAATGTCAAGGATCGCTTCAGCATCGAGGAATCCGCCAGAGGCGAGCTTTAGCCACATTTCGCGCTTAGCCGATTTGCTTTGCGGTAATGTACTGCCGGCCTCAACGTTGAACGCGTATTGACCCTGGAACTGTTCGGCCACACCACGGAAGGCTATCGCCTCTTCGCCCTGACCGCCGGATAGTTTGATTTTCTTTTCAAACGAATACCAGTTCTGGCCGAGGCTTATATACATACGCCCTTGCTCTTCAAGGGACGTATCGAGGTTTCTGATCTTCTCGCGGAGAACAGATTGAGCTTTCTCCTGCAGGGCGGCAATGGCCGCAAATGCGGTTATCCCTTGTGCTCCCCGGCCTTCGGTTACATCGGTCAGGCCCGTAATGATATCTATGAACTTCATGAGAAGCTCGATATACGCCCCGTAGTCGGTTGGGAGGTTCGGGACTTCCAGATACCGGATGAGAGCGGCCGCCGTCATTGTGGGCTCCCACACGCGCTCGGGCAGGTTGTTTATCTGCCTTTTCTCGAGTCCGGAGCCTTTCGGGTTGATAATCGGGGGCAGGCAGGCTGCATCCAAGTGAGAGCCGACTTTTGTAATCTTTTTGGCTATCTCGATTACAAGCGGTTCGATTTGCTCAATGATCGACAATCCGTATTCGGATAGACCGTCCGAGTAGCTGAGGCGCTTGAAAAAGGGAAACTTATCCCAAAGGTAACAGTCGGCGGCCTTCTCGAGCGGGAGTTGCGGGTTTATGCTTGGATTCGGCAGATCGTCTAAAACCAGATCGCCCTTGTTCGTAACGCGAATCCGGCGGAGAAATCCGGGGTATTTTGATTCCTGGTGAGGCTCGGCCTGCTTGATCGCCAACTGCATGGCCGGTTGTCCCGTCATGGGATCAATCGCCGGTTGACCGCTCATTGGATCGATTACGGGTTGGGGTTCGAGATAAAGTAAATCGTTCGGGTTCGGCTTCCCGCTCGACCTTTTGCCCGTTACCGGGTTCACCCACACGAAGGTGTAGTCTTTTACCCAGCAGGTAACGACGAGGGCCTTCTGAATACCGTAATTTTCTGTCTCGCTGGTGTGCTTATCAACGGGCTTAAAGCTGTCGCCACCCACGCCTTGCGGGTATCCCGATTGCAGGTAGGGCCGGATGGTTTTCTGACTGACGTTGCCCCGCGTCTCGCGCCGATCTTCGCCGAGATTATTCGAAAACTGGGTATCGGATTTGACTTTTCCCTCGACGCCGGGGATTTGCCGATAGATCGTGTCTAACTCTATGGCCTCCATCTTAAAAAGCATGGGGGCCTTTTGGATGTCGATGTATCCCGGCCAGAGCACCGTTCCAAAGTTATCACCCAGAACTGTTTCTATTTCCCCCATGCCCCCGGCAAGCTCAGGATCGAACCTCATTTCGTCGGTCTGACAGCCGTAAAGCTCTGAGAGTCCCACCGATTCCTGAAGTGTGTTTTGCTGCCGGGTTGCGTCCCACCATTCCTCGTAAGCCGCCTGCCAAGCGTTCGCCGCCTGGTCGCCAGCTTCGCCTCGGGGTTCGATGGATGCCTGCGGTTCGTTGTCGGTAAGTTCGGCCTTGAGCTTGTTCACCGTCTTGAAGAACAGATTGACGGGCACCTGTGTGATTTTGGGCTTGGGGTTTTTGAAGAACCGATTGCGGTACAGCTCGTGGTTGTGGCGCCATACGTCCGTTATGCCCAAGGTCTCGCGGTACTTCAGGGCAAACTTGAGCTTGCCCCACACCCACGCCCCCACGTTTTCAGAACCTTCCGGGGGCGGGGCAAGACGCCATGATTCCCAATCGGCGGATTTGGACGTTGCAGGCATATCCTCATCGTGGGACGGGGTACGCTGAGCTTGGTCCGTTGCTGGATAGTTGTCAGCTATGTGTTTGCTTGATCGTCAAGCGATTCGGTCCTTTCCTTGAGAAAGCAAGAGAATGGATATTCTCCGAACCTCCAGCCATTGTGCTTCAATTCCTCGTACCAAAGTTGCCGAAGATTCTTTTGTGCATTATCAAGCCGGTGCTTGATTGCATCCAGTTCGCGTTCTGTCATCTCTGCGGCCTCCCCGGTTCGGCCCTTTCGATTTTAAACGTGTATTCGCTGCCGGAAAGATTTTTAAGATCTTCGGCTATTTCTCGGCGGAGTTTCCGGGAAAATTCTTCACAAAGTTTGCCGAAGTGTTCCTCGCAATTCTCCATGAACTCTTCACGCGTCATTACTAAACCTTCTCTCGCAAGCCATCCTTACCATTCGCATATTTTGGCCTGATGCCCTTTTTCTTGCGCTTCTTCACGCTTTTGGGCGGAGCGCCAGCCGCACGCCATTCCTTGTTTTTCTCACCGCTTGTCGTGCTTTCGTCTTTCATGATTGTTTGCCTTTCCGGGTTTGAATTGGTCTATACCAAATTGCTCGATGGTGCCCGTCTTTATGTCCGTCCAGTCTACCAGCTTCAGGAATCTCGCGTCGGGGTAGTCTCGCATCTTAATGCGTCCGGACAGAACCCCGTCCCTATGCTCAAACGGAGGGCCGCCGCATCCAGGGCAGGTAAGCTCCATATTGACGGGTCCGGGCGGGAATATCCAGGTCCGAGAATGAATGCAGTCCACGCTCACCGGGAACATGTCCGAATGAAACGGGAAGTCGAGAAGGTCCGTATCGACCGAGAACTCAAAGCCTTCGCACTTATCGCAATATGCAGGAATAATCATTTGGCCTCTTTACGTTTTAGATACATCAGCATAGGGTTGGGCCTTCCGGCAAAGTGTTCGTGCCTCGTCTTGCCACATTCACAGGGGTACCAGACGGTTGTTTGGATTTCTTTGCGATAGACCCTGCCCGTCTTGCTTATCTTGGCAGGTATCACCACGTCTACATAATGACCTTTTCCATAGTTCACTTCTTCGAGGCAAGACTGTATTTGCGATATGTTGAGTGACACTACTTGCTCCCCTTCACGATCTGTTCCATTGTCTTGTTTATGTCGGACTTCATGCGCTCTTTTAGCTGCCGGTCTGCTTCCGCCTCTTCGGGGCTAAGTTCCGGCTCGTCGGGGCCAAGGTCTATATCGGCGGCGAAGGGTGAGGGGTGATAACCCTGCTCGTCTCCCCGCATTTCTTGTTGTTCCACTATCGCCCTCACTACTGCCTGGGCGAGTCCCGACTCCGTTGTGCCGGGGTCAAGCCCGCTTGCCGGTCTTGGCGATACCAGCCTTTCAATCACGCCTAAAAGCCGGTCCTGTGCTATCTGTGCCTGCGCCTGGATCATAATTCGGTCCATGGCCTCGATATGCTTCGGGGTAGCAGCGTCCTTGATGGTTCTGAGCGCGTCCGCATAGAAGTCGAGAATCTTATTCATATTGAGTCCTCGAATTGGCCGTAACCGTAGACTTCTAAGTCCTCGGAGGACATGGGCTTTGGAGGTTTGCAAAACTGTTCCTTCTCATACGCCACTTGCATCCATCGGTCCCACAGAAGATTCCGGATACCGACAGCCGCCAATTCTGATCTTTCGTATCTCCATCCGCATGGGATTTTATCTTCCAGTCGTTCGAAGGATTCCAAGCTGAGCGGGACCAACGCCCTATGTTCGAGAACGGACCTTAGTGCATCTATCTGCTCCGGAGTGGGCGGTTTGGGAACGACTACAAACACCATGCTGAACGTGACAAGTTCGGTCATTTGTACTCCCGCTTGAACACGAGCAACGAATCGGACTTGATGATGGTCGTAGACTTGTAATCCCAGCCCTGCTCGCCCAGCCTGTTTAGGTACGCTTCAAGCTCAGAGCCGTCTTCTATCCGCCTTTCGGCTTCGTGATCGTAGCCAGCCGTAAGGACTTTGAACTCGTATTTTTTGCCAGCAGTGCCGGATTCCTCATGATTCATTGTATGAGTCTCAATGGCTTCTTTTTTCTTCATTTCACCTTCTCCAACTTGCTGACGCGCCGGTTGATCTTCTTTAGTTCGTTCCCGAGCGCCGTTATCCCCGCGAGTATCTGAGCGTTCATGTCTGGTTGCTGCACGGTTGCCTGTGCCGGTGGCTTCTCAAGCATTCCATAGTGATTCCGGTACTTGTCCCGCTCTATTGTCAGGATATTTTGAAGCATGGCGTCGCTTGTCGAGTCCCAATCGCACGAAAAGCCGGGCCGCATCTGTTGCAGTTCCGCCTTCAGTTCGTAGAAGTGATTGCTTCTTTGCTGCTCTTTGGGTTTTGCCCGTTTACTCTTCTGGAAGGGTACGCCTTCTTCCCGCAGTCTTACTGCTTTGGCAACAAACTCCTGCGGGTTGATCGCGTCGTCGATTGGTGACGTATTGGATATTGTCATGCTGCCCTCTCTTGTAAAATTACTCCGGGATCATCCATATCTCCATCCCATTCGATTGTGAATGCGGTTTTGCATACCGGACATTCTATTTCGTCTCGCCAATTCTTTTTAAACCGATTATCTGCAAGCTGCCCGTAACATTTCGGGCAGAAATGCTGAATCTTGGAAGCAAACGGATATTTTTTCTCCTTATATTGTTCCAGTCTATACGAAAGACTCTGAGCAAAAACTTTCATCTTCGCCCTTGCGTGACGCAAAGCAATCATCAGTTGATCGTCCGGAATATAATTCCAATCCACACCCCACAGAAGGAGATGCTTCAGTTCGATCTTGGCCCTTCTCAACGTTTCAATGCGCCTTGGGTTATTATACCGTTTACACTGCACCTCTTTGGGCGCATAAGGTTGTTGATTGACGATCTGAATTTTTGCGCTACCAGATTCCATCATCACCAGCCACCTCCCCCTCAAGGTCTAAATACTTATTGGAATACGACTCATATTCCTTTTTACCTTCGACTGTGTTGATTATGTGCTCGGCGTGCGTTGGGATCTTCTCCTTTGCCGGAGCTCGATACCAAAGATACGCCGCGCTTACAGCATAACACAAAGCTGCCGCTGCCGGGTAATCCTGGATTCTATTGTCCTTGTCGCCCTTCAGGTCAACGATTTGTTCCTTGGCGTCCCTACCGATGGGATCATCCCCAACGTACAGCAGCTTCTCTGCGCCTAAACACTGATGGAGAATCTGAAGGTACAGTGCCGTTGCGTCCTTGGCCTCAATGTAAGGCGCCGGAGATATCGGCAGAACAAAATGATGCCAGGCCATAACGGACATGGCTCGCTTATCGATAACATCCGAGAACCAGTCGGCGGCCTTCTGCTTCTTCCCCCAGCCCACGAGAAGGAGCACGTCCGAAGAATGGAAACTCCCCGATACCCGGAACTGCATATCTTCGGGCTTCCCTTCGTCGGCGCAAACATCCAGAGTCAGGGCACAACCGGAGCGTCCTGTTTTCTGCGCTGGCCATGCAAGAGCGCCAATGGATTTGAAGGGGGTTATGCTCACGCTTGTGCCTCACGTGGATGAAGAGTGACAACAATTTTGCCGAATATATTTCGGATCGAAGCGGCCCCGAACAAAGGGCAATTAAGTTTTTCAAGAACCATTGACTTATCGTCCCTTCGGCAAGCCAGGACAGCCTTTTCGATTTCTTGGATAGCGGGCTCTCTTTCCGTCTTCGTTACGGTCCATCGGGGTATTTGGCACATCAGGCCTTCTCCTCCCACAAATCACCGTTTGGGCCGCACTTTGCGCCTTTGACGCGAGCATAAACGCACTCTATCGGGGAGTGGTGACCATAAACAAGATCGATTCTCGCGGTTCCCTCATTATGGCAATATGCTGCGGAGGTTTCCTCGGGGCCTTCACCTATCCACTTACAGTCCTTGCACAGATACGTCATCTTAGTGATCCTTTCATGACCAATCCCAGCCCGTCTCTTCGGTCAACCCAAGCTCGGTAAAGCCCCACACCAGGGCCTCCATGCGGTCGGGGGAGTAGCCGGCCTTCTCTTTCGTGAAGTCATGGGTAAACTCACACTGCTGATCCTCAAGCACCGGGAATGAGCCTACATGTTTGATTCTATTCTGTTCATATAACGCGCTGATCGGTTCAGCTCTAACCACCTTGCCCCTTGAGGCGTGGACAGCCTTGTAACTGACGTTCGAATCAACGGCCCGAATGACCATACCGACCATTTCCCCCCCGTTATTGACTTCCCCCACTATCCGGTCGGCTTGCCACTTCTTATAGGCTGCAACGGCACGCTTTGCCCATCCAGCCGGGCCTCTTGCTTCCCCTATTTCGTCCCCGGTAGCATCCTCCAAAACGTATCCAAGGCCGTCCACTCCCAAGCCACATACAACGATTCCCGCTTCATCGGCGTCTTCGCCCGAAGTCACGTTCGGGTCGATTGCAACGACGATCCGGCGCATATCGGGGCAGGTTTTGACGCGGTTTGCATCAATATTCGTCCGGTTCCAAAGAGCGCCCGGAACATCGTCCAGGATTTCAGCGTTGAGTTCCTGCCGGCCGAGCCGGGTTCCCTCGTACTTACTGATGATCTTCTTGGCAAAAGCAGGCGCCAGGTTCTTTAGGTTCTCGTAAGTGGTCCCGCGCGTAACGTGTGTGGTCAGGTCTTTGACCAGATCTTTTATGAGTTTTATCGGCCTGGGTGTAGTGGTGAAACATACCTGCGGATGTTGGCCGAGCCGCAAACCAAACATGAGGTTATCGATTGCATCCTGTCCATACTTCCACTTGGCCGGCTCGTCTCCCCAGGCTGCACCGTGAGCAGGGCCGCGCAACTGGTCGGGCTTCTCCCCGCTGTAGGTCGTGGCGATAACACCGTTGGGCCATTGGACAAGCCTGCGCGATTCAATGTGAATCGGTCTGAACCCCGGTCTCGATATCGCCATTATGCCAGCTTCGCCGTGTACCATCGTGTCTCTTACATCCGCCGCCGTCTCGCCTATGAGGGCGATTCTTCCAATGAGTTTATTTTCCGCAAGGTGCCTGACCCATTCCGCACCGACTCGAGTCTTCCCAAAACCTCGACCGGCAAGTATCAGCCATGTAATCCAGTCGCCGCCAGGAAACTGCTGCTTCGGTCTTGCCCAGAAATCCCAATCGTAGTTAAGTGCGTGCGCTTGCTCAGGACTCAACTCCTTCAGTATCGCTTCCCTTTGCTCCACCGGAAGCGAGGCCAGCAATTCGGCTTGCGAGCAGTTCCTTTGCAGCGCCAACTTCTTCAAACTTGATTGGTCCACCGTCTTTGCCTGTGTTCTCGACGCTTTGCTTGTTCTTGTACTTTTCGGGTATAAGGTTTGTGAGTGCGCATATTACCGCTTGAGCATTCGGCGCAACGTGCTTGTAGACGATTTTCGCTATCGATCTTTTAACGCTGATAATTCCGTCTCGCTCGACTTCCCGGAACTCTTCGGTGATATCCCTGGTGGTAAATCCGGTAATTAGTTGGCACAAAGCGGCCTCGGCCATCTTGGGAGTCGGTACGACCCTTCGAGTGCGCCTTTCGACCACATCATACGTCTTGGGCTTGGGCGGATCGAAAACCTTCCTCCACAGCTTTTCACAACGCTTGGCCTGTTCGTCCAGTTCTACGGGGTCGTACTCGTCTATCTTCATTGTTACTCGCTATCCAGCTGTCCGTCAGGCACCGCCAACTTACCGGGAACTTCGTACTTGAAGTTGAACGGATCCGAGTCGCACGGAGCGAAACCATTCTGCGCGATAACGACGAGCGTGTATGGGCCACCGACAGGAGAATCAGACAGGTCCACAATGAAACTTCCGTCTGTCTCCGGAGTAACCTTAAACGGATCGGTGCTAGGCTTACCGGATACCAGCAGCCACTTTGCGCCTTCGATTGGTTTGAATTTGAGATCTACCATACTATTTTGCCTCCATAGTGCCTTCGGGCTTTGGCAACTGTTCGGGTTTACCAGTGTTTAGGTGTCCCACAAGGCCGGCAATGGCTGTGCCTGTGAGCCCTATTACGGTCGGGACGACCAGCTTGATCACATCCATGTCCTTGGTCGCCAATATTAGGATTGCGGCCACAACAAGCGCCAGGATACCCATCGTGGCAATGCACTTGATAGCCAAGTGGTTTATCATCTCTTTGCCGTCCCGTAGAGCCGCTGAATGACGTTAAATATGAGTTGAAAGACTCCGTTGGCTTTGACTGCCGGTATCAGGCTCAAGGCCTCAGAGATACCCCACAAGGCGCCCAAGCAGACAACCCAAACATGAGGATCAATCTTATCTCCCAGGGCCGCAGCAATCCAGACGATGATTGATTCCATTATGAGATCACCTCAATTCCTTTTGCCAGCATGAGAAGCCGGTAATCCTCGTACTCATCACAGGTGTCCCGGCAGTTGGTATGCGAGTCGGCTTGGTATCCGTATTCATGCCAATTACAATGCCAGCAAGGCGGATTGTATGGAGCCAGGGTGTCTGTCATACTTGCCCCCAAAGCTCAAAACCAGCAACCGATATGTGCAATGTGTCTCGGTCTGCTTCCTTTAAGCAACGTTCCTTGAAAGTGGGGATATACTTTTCGGCCTCGCTGGACGCAGTAAAGAGCCTATCGCATGTTCTGAGATAGCCCCCGCCACAGCATAGGTGATTGCCCTTTGCTATGAGGCCGTAGATAACTGTCATCTCGACAAACACACGAGCACGACGATCAGCGTTACCAGGAACGCCACAGCCGTTGCAATCATGCCCCACATTGTCCAGTCGCGCGTTACCATCAGAATTTCCAAGTCCACTGGAAATAAAATACCTTGTTATCCTTGCCCGGCTCAGGCATCAAAGTATCCTCGACACCCCATCCGTTACAACCCTGCCACATCGGTTCTTCGCCTTCGTCCTCGTATCCAACTTGCGTGAGCCACGCCGGATAGCCTACTTGCTCACCGTAGGGTTTACGGGGGCAATCGGAGAAACGCCGGTCTTGGCTGAATTGATTGCATCTTGAACAGCGCCAACAGCCGCAGAGACGGAAGCCTGAGCGGTTGATACGGATACGCCTGCAGGATCACTCGCGACAGCACTCACGACCGAAGCCGCCGCAGTAGCAGCCTCAAGAGCCGTGATAGCCTTTTGAGCAATCGGAACGTAAGGCGCTGCCTGCGGAATCATTGAGGCAATAGCCAGAAGCGCGGGAGTGTCGGCCTTGACACCGGCCAGGAACTGAGCCGAAAAGGTCTGAAACTTCGCAATGTTGGCCTGAGATGCCGTTGACCACACGCCGAATGAAGCACAACCTGAAACCATGAATACCAATGCTACAACTGCGATGATTCTTTTCATAACTTTCCTCCTACGGTTAATGTTTTCGTAATGCGTCAACGTGTTGGTCCATTTTTTCGGAGAGCTTTCCGATTGCTCCCTTTAGTTCAGCGGTCATATTCCAGACCATTGATTTCATTTCGGCGTCGCTCTTTTCGGCCTTGTCTCGTTGGATTGCCATTCGTTCTTTCAGGTCAACATGTTCCGCCCTGGTGGTGTAATTATTCGGCATCTCGCAGAACCTATTTTCGAGAACCTCAATCTTTTTGGCGTCTACCAGTACGAGTGTTTCAAGTGCGCCGATTGAGCGGGCGATATAAATGCCGTGCGCAAAAAGAGCCATGCAGAGCAGCATAAGTTGTGCGCCAGCCACAACGTATTGAGTATATTTACCAGGTCGATGTGTGTCGTAATAATCATGCTGTGCCGCCATTACTTATCCGCCCGTGGATTATCGAACTCATTATCGAGGACAGTGGATACCTTTTTCATGCGCTGGCCTTCATGAGCAGTGCGCCCGCTTCGACAATGCGCTCCGAATAATCGGCAATGTTGCCAGGGCCGTTGTAAAACTTGGCAAACCGTTCACGAACCTGAGGATTAGACAGTATCGCTGCACCGTCTTCGGTGAATTTCTGGATCTGCATGAACTTATCGAACACGGCCTCTTGCTCGGATTCGTTTGCAAAGAAGACCTGTATGGGCTGGGTATATGCGAGGGTTGAGTAAAGCGTCATGCCAAGGAATTGGAACTTGCCAAAGGAGCTGGCATAGATTTCCCTTGCTGTGGGCATGGAGCATTTATTGGCGTGAATGATGCGCTGGATCGTGGGCGGATCGAAGTGGGTGATACCAGGTTCAAAGCGGATAGCGCAAATTGAGTTCCCGGATTCCACTTGCGCAATGATTTGCTTGAGGGTCGGATAGGTCATTAGCCTTTAGTCCAATCATTGATAGCGAACTGCCACTGCGACTGGCTTCTTTTCCCAAATTGAGGAATGCCTGCATCTTCCGACAGAGCGCAACCGCATTCGTGCGCGGCACTGGCATATTCGGGACTCATCTGACCGGGTCGACACGATCCGGCAAAGCGGTCAACCACATCAAACATCTTGGGTCCATGGAGGCTGTTTGCTCGGGCATGGATAGTTTCGGCAGCTCGAACCATTATTGCGGTCGAGTCGGGAACGACGCCCAAGAGGCGCCGTTTAGCTTTTTTCTTCTGTGCTCTGGAAAGTCCTCGGGCGGGAAAACTACTCTGGTTTGTCTCCCTATTCAGTACCTCGTGCGGCCTGCTCGGGGACGCGGTGCCTGCTCTGTTTTTCACGGTGAGAGTGTGTTTCCCATTTTCAGGCTCCGGTTCCTTCCAGTCAAGTGGGGACCCCGTGGCCCCCACCCGCCGGAGGAGGAAAAGAATGGTAGCATTCGAGGGGCAGTGTACACCCGGTTTTGGCAACATCGGCGTATAAGCCAGTAGAAAAGCTGATGTTTGGCGCATGATTGGTTCATGGTTCAAATATCTTCCCGCTTGCCCTTAAGTTCTAACCGTTTCGTCTAAGTGTTTTCTAAGTGATCTTTTCCACTTTCAGAGTGCATTATTAATTTGACAACGCACCTTGAGAGTGCTATCTTATAATCAACGAATAAGACGAACTCAAACGACAAAGGAGCGAACATGGACGCAAACTGCGACGTAATAGCAAAAAGCTGGAAAGAAGAAGTGATTTTTGAAGGCGCAACCAGAAAGGGTCGCGATTGGATACAGAAAAACTGGAAATCAGACACTTTCCGAACAGAGAGCCTCCTAAATGCCGCCGTGCACGTACGAACAATGAATTCAGACGGACTGTCGGTAGTGCTTTTGTGTGGCGTATAGATGCTCTCAATCCGGTGGCCTGCGGGCCGCCCCCAAAACAGAAAGGACAGAAAATGAAAATCACGCGCACAGAAATAGCGGATAAACTCAACAGGGAAATCGCAGAAATCAACGACCTCGAAAAACAATACGCCGATCAACCGGAATATGCTGATGCCGTAGCAGACGAGATCAATCGCCGGACTAATTATGAAAACGCAATCAAGGCCCTTCCGGTCCTCTCTGATTCCGACATCGATTTGATCCTCCACATGGGTCTCGTTGGCAATAACGCCGCAGCATTTGCGGTATACATCGCTAAGGTTCAGTCTGGACGTTTGCATCGCCACCGCGAACTGCCGGTTTTCTAACCACCAAAAAACAGGAGAAACCCAATGAAAAAAATCATCGACGGACTCAGATACGACACGGAAAAGGCTGTAGAAATTGGATCGTATGACACCGGTCTCGGGAACCGTGATTTCCGGAACTGGTCCGCAACTCTCTATCGAACGCCCCGGAGCAATAGGTATTTTCTGGCTGGTTCGGGCGGACCAATGACCAGGTTCGCCCGAAGTGTCGGCAATATGAGCAGCGGCGGAGACGGTTTGTTTCCCATGACCGCACAGGAGGCGCTTGAATGGGCCGAGCAGTACCTGGACGCTGATGCTATCGAACAGCATTTCGGCGATGCCATCCAGGACGCCTGAACTAGCCGGGGGGGAGGGACCGCCCTCCCTTATTTCATTAATGGCCCGGACTTCGTCGCTTCCTTACCCCATTCGTCGATATTGTCCGTATGCGAATACCAGACGCCTTTTTTGGAATCCGACAATTTCCGAGCTGGGAAACCCTGCCGGACAATCAATTTAAATACTGTGTCCCAGTCCATTTTCATGTGTCCGGCAATCGCGTTTCTTCCTACAAGCAACCCCATCAATTTCGCCCTCCCCTTTTTAGTGTAGATTATGCCGTCAACCCCCCGATTAACGTGGTGCGTGGTTATTGGCCCTCATACTCGATTCCTCCTTGGCCTCTATCAGCTTCTCCTCATCCATGTGCCCTCTCCTCCATAAAAGCTACAGCGACAGCCGCTTGCCATCCGGTCCACATGTCCTGGACTCTGCAATTAAAATAAGTAGAACTTCCCATATTGGTGGGATAGAAAAGCCGCTCGTTGCTTGGTCCGAAATATTTACGCGCCCATTGCTCAAATTTCTCTCTCACTATGTCGGGCAATCTGTCATGTTCCATGTGCCTTCTCCTTGCGTTTTGTGTGTTGGGGTGTAAATTGCCCCGGCTCCATATCCGTTCGTTGATTCTTGCTTCACTTTTACAGTACAGAGTCCACGGTCCCCGTAAATTTCCCGCCAAGACCTGACCGCTTTGCACTCTCTCTCCGTTTCTCCCTGCTTTCTTCGCTGATGTTGGGATTCTTGCCCATGCGGTAACTCCATAACGGGCAGGGCGGGACTGAACCGTGAACGACACCATCGGGGCATTCACGGACCCATTCCTGATCGCCAGCACAGCAGACGGTTACACAGTAAGCCCTGATACTCTTGATTGCTGTTTTGCGTTCTTTCATTTTGTCCTCTCCCGCACGAGCCGGTATGTACCAGCGTCGATATCGCCAGGAACGGTTCTACTTTGCCAGGGATGACTAGGCTCGTAATCTCCGACAAACAAGAACTCCGCCTTCTCGATCCCCTCCCTCAGCGCCGCGAGTTGGGATTGCGTCTTATCCAGTTCTGTGCTCAGTTCTTCGATTGAGTGATTCGCAGATTCCAGTTGCCCCTTGAGCCATTCGACCTTGCACCACGGGCACTCTTCGCCCTCGTCAAGCGCCCAGTGAAGGTGGTCCTTCGGGCATGTTACGTGTCTCGCCGCGAGCATTATGTCCTTCATTCCATCTCCCCCGTTCCCATTTGGACGCATGGTATCCCGTCCACCAGGGCCTCTAGTTCGTCCCAATTACGCACCTTGGCCGCTCGGCCACCCGCTTTTCGTATGGCCGCTATTTCCATGTCCTGAGCCGTCACGTTTTTGCCGGGCTTGTATTCCGCTCTTTTCCATTCGATGCAACACGGTATTCCACGTATAATCAGGATGTCGTCCGGGACACCTGAGCGCGTCATACCGTTTCCCAGCGTGCGGTACTCCCACATGACGCCCCGGTATCGGATGCGCAACCACTTGAGGGCAGTAGAGCGCCAGGCGGATTCGGGGGTCTGCTTTTTGCCACCTCGTGCCGGTCGTTGAAAACAGATAGGCATCAGTCCCCCTGTTCGATAAAATGCCGGAGCTTTGTGGCCCCGTCCCTCATGTATGCCGCGATAGTCTCAAGGCACAAACCCACGCACTCATCGCAGATATTGTGCGAGCACTCCGCTGTCACCGGTCCGGGAATTACCCCAAGTGCGGCCATATTCCTTGGTTAAGAAAGTGCCGTTTCATCCGGTCCCAATAGCCCTTTACGTGGCACGCTGGACACCTCGACAAATGACAGCGCGAGTATGGACAGCCAGCGCCAGGCAAACAAAACACCATCATCTCGTACATATCTAATACGTGCATTCTATTCATTTCGCGATTCCTCCTTGGCCTCTAAAAAGGCAGGTCGTCGTATGGTTGCGGCTCACCTTCGAGCCGGCGTAATTTGGGACTTTCCGCCAGTATCTTCTCAATCGCCACAATGTCAGGATCGCGGACGTAAACCTTTTTCTTCTTGGTCCGCCTCCACAAATCGGGATCGCTTTGCACGGTCCTCGCCTTGATTTCCTCGAAGGTCTCAGGGATATATCCGGCCAAGATTAGCCGTTCCATCGTATCTGCCGGTATCCCTAAAAGCTCAGACGCATTGCATCGCTCGCATCGAAAAGCAAAACGGTACTTGTCCTTGTAGACAAATAGCAAACCGTCCCGGCAATGTTCTTCCTTGCACATAAATTCCCGGCGCTCGATGTTCTGCGGGTTGCTCCGTACCCATTCGCCCCACATGCCAAAAAGAACTTGCGGCAGGTTCTTTGGGAATCCCTCGTACCGCTCCTTGATATGCTCAATCATCCATTCTGAGCATACGGCAGGTATCCGACCGCACTGCTGCATCCACTCGGATACCGTTTCGTCCTTTGGCTCTTTGCGCTCGTAGTAATGGCAGAGCCGTTCAATTAATCCTGTCAGCTCCCACTTTTTCACTTTCCTGCCTCCGGTGTTCTTCGAGTTCGATTTTCCATTGCGGTTTTTGTGGGGAAGAGCCGCTCATTCCGGTGCCCTGGATTTCAAATACGCCCTTCCACCCTTTTTCGATTGATTGGAGCAGTATTGCGTTTGGATCACTGCCGGCTGTTTTGAATTTTTCGAGCTTTGATACGATCAGGCTTTCAGCAAAGGTCGTCATGGAAGGTTTGAAGTTTTTACGGTGTATTCTGAACTGTTCCCAAATTTCAGGGTTGACCCACTCAGGGAGGACGAAGTTCGACTGTAGTTGTTTTTTCTTTACTTCTTTAATTCTTTCTTTCTTTACTTCTTGTTTGTGTTCACTTGTTGTTCGCTTGGTGTTCACTTGTTGTTCGGGTTGCTGTTCACCTTCCGGAATGTAATCCTGATAAGTATGCCAATTTGTTATTGTTATTAGTGAAAATTTGTTGTTCGGTTTGATGGTCAGATTTTGGGCACTTTCTAAAAACTTGAGAAGGCGATAAACTTTACTCTCAGAGAGATTTAGCTCTTCGGAAACACTCTTGCGACCGAAAACGAGTTGCCCGGGTTCAAGTTGAACAAGCTGAAGACCCACCATTATCTTGCACGCTCGGCGGCTAGCTTTCATAAGACACCAACTCCAGAAGCTCCATAACTCCGGATTTCTGAGCATTCCAGAATCGATGGATTTACGCCAAAGTTTTACCCAGCCTCTATCCAAATTCTCCGCCCCTCCCCGAGCCTATTGCGCGTCGTGCTTGTCTTGGCCGCCTTGTTCCTCGAAGCTCTGTTCCAAAAGATAGTTTTTATAGAACTCAGGCAACCCGGCGATAGATTGCCTGAGAAGCCCCTGCCCAAACTCGCGGAACAAGAACTCCATTATCTGAGCTTTTTCCTCTTCGCCGCCGTGCGTGCCTGGCTGTGCAATTCCATGTAGGTGCCCGATGAAGTTCCGCCCCGTTCCAGCATTTCGCACATCTGTTCATCGTCCGATACAATATCGGGATTTGCCACTGTGCATTTCCATCCGTCCCAGAGCTGCCGGCCTACCACCAGGCAGCAATCTCGGTCCTTGGGGATATCGAACAACCTTGCATGGCTACCATGGCGGCAGTGTACGAAGTCGGCGCAGCGTCCCGACCACGTGCCGTCTTTGCGGCGTCGTGTCCTGCTCTTAACCAGCACGCAACCATTGATTCGGATCTCTTGGGGGAGCACTGGCGACTCCGGAAGTTCCGGTGCCACCCAATCTACAGGCCGCGCCTTCTTCCCCACGGGTGACGGCCGGCATTTCCCGCAAAGCGGCTGAAAATGGTATTTGTCTTCGCAGTGGTATTTGTCTACGCTCCGGACATCTCCACACCCAGGACATTTAAAATCCACCCGGTACACTCGTTTCGGTCTCATCGGCCGTGAGCACCTTTCGCAGAAAGGTGTCCCGTTGGGCTTCCGGATATGCTTCCCACACCGGCACACCGGCAGAGAATCCTGGTACTGCCTGACGGCCTTCTTCTGCGCGGCCCCGTGGCACGTTGGACAGTATTTGATTTTGTCTGACAGAAACCTCCCGCACCCCTCACACTTTGGCATCTCCTCCCCTTCTCCT